ACTCTAAATCGGTGAATACCGTACCGGAGTTTAAGGACGAACCATACCATAATCTATTTTTATTAATATTTGTAAAATCATAACCTCTATAACTTTTTAAGCCACCATAATATAAAACTCTTAAATTAGTTTTTGGTTTAATATAAGTTACCCCATTTTCTGAATTAACTTCTTTTGTAATTTGGGGGAATGATATTTTTTTGGTGCTATCTTCAATTTGTGGGGTAGGTGAAAATAAAACTTCTATTTTGGTATTACCTTTTACAAAATCATTATCCGTTGTAAATTCGTAATTACCATAAATTTCATTATATTTCTTTGAATAATTATCATTCCAATAGTCAGTATCGTTTTTATAACTTAATTCAAAATCTTTACTAACAACATCACTTAATGGGGTGATATTAATTGATTGTGAAATATCTAATTTTTTACTCCAATCAATTACACTACCTTGACTATAATAATCATTTCTTGGTTCAACCCTAACTACATTAGTTTGACCCTTAACATCATCAATATATAAGTTAAATAATTTAATTATTGATAATAAGAAGTCAGATTGTTTTACACCACAATCAAAAAATTCATTTAAGTCAATTTGGTTACCCTCAAAAATTCTATTATTAGAAACGGCATTATAAAATCTACTTGAAACACTATCTTCAAATAATATTCTAATTATCGCTCCATTTTTATAAAAAGCATTTTCTAATAAATTTGAACCTGCTAAATTATTTGAATTTCTAATCAATATTCTTGGGAATACTTCATCACTAATATCTATTTGGACACCCTCAGTTTGAACTGATATACTTAAATAAGGTGAAACATAACCTTGTGCGCTAGTTGTTTGCGTAGGAATTTGAATATTGATTGTATCATATATTTCAACATTTGACGCTACAATTGTTTCAACACCATTTCGTTTTTTAATTATCTGAAATTCAACTTCTATTTGCCCCCATTCATCACCGGCTAAATTTGAATATTGCCAAAATCCCGCACTTGGTGTTCCTGCGATAGGTAATAATTGTATCCTAAATTGAAAATCGGCTTGAAATTTCATTTCGGTAGTATATTGGGATATAAACCTACGAGAATTTAAGGCTGGATTATAGTTATTAAAATTATCAAATAAATCGGGGAATGTTGAACCACTAGTGTCCGCATTAAACGATGTGAATATCTCATTAAATTGGGTTGTTCCTACTGGTTTTGCGTAAACGAATGTTGCGCCAGTTAAACCCGCTCTAAATTCTTGTCTTTGTATTTGCTGAGTTGATTTTGGGAAATATTCACCGGTATATGGAACGATTAATCTTTTGAAATAACAACTATCAAAAAAATCACTTTGATATGTAAATTGCGCATTTTCAAATATTTTATCAATAATCGTTTTTAAATATATTGATGGGTAAAAATCTTGAACTCCATAACCATTTCTTAATATACTATTACCGAATAAAGTTTTTTTACCATAATCAATAATAGGATAAACATAACCTTCACCAGTTTGACATTTCACATATGTTGTTCCGCTCTCATTTAATGAATTTTCACCCCAACCTTTGTTTATTGTTATGGTTGTTGAATTTGGAACATCTATAATCGTTGAAATACCATTATAGATGTGATTTATAGTTGGGTCAGCCTTTTCAACCCATATAGTTTCACCTATTGAATAATTATGAGCAGAACCATAGATTAAATTAACTTTACCATTATTAAATTGGGTATCAATAAAAGTTTGGGTATTACCCGTAGTCCAATTAATATAATTTGAACCATTTTTTTGAATATTAGTATTCCAACTATTTAATATACTACCAAAATTATAAGTGTGGGTATATTCAAAGAAATTTAAGCCACACATCTTATCTTCACCCAAATTATAGAAGATATTTGCCAATTGTCCGTATAGGTTAATTTCGTATTTAATATTATTAAAATCGTCTCTTACAATTTTAGTAAGTTGTAAATAACCACTTAATTGTTCTAAACCTTCTGAGTAAATTACGAATTGTGCTTTTTTTCTTGGGTCGTATTCTAAATCAGCCCCAATCTCAAAAATGTTCTTAAAAAAAACATTATTATTTTTTGTGCCGGGGATTGTAATTGTTTTTGAAAATGATGAATTTCTTTTTTCGGGTGATGTTATATCAGCAATTGAAAATGTTAATGGGAATTGTTCATTATCAAATAAATCTAAACTCTCATATATTTCATATTGTCTATTTTCAGAAGCAAAAATTACTTTACCATTTTCACCGCTTGTAAAACTAATAGGTAATTGTAAATCTACATTTGTGAATATTGTAATTCCACCTATATAAAGTGTTGAAGGTTCAATACCTATAATTTCAGTTTCACCATCAGCCCAAGGATTAATAGATTTATTTGTTTTATCTATTGTAATTTTTTGACCTAAACTTAATTCATTTGTTGTATTAGAACTAAATTCTAAACCTAATTTAAGACCAAATGAAGAAGAGGCTAAATATGTATCTTGAAATTCTAATTCAGCGGTTTGCTTATATTTGAAAACTATTAATTCCGTTTTGTTCATTTTTCTATTTTTTTATAAATATCTATTTACAAGGTTGAAAAAAAATAATCAAATTCTTTTTTATTCCCCCTATTTAAGGCTTCTAAACTAAATGCTAACGACATAACCATATCATCGTGAATACCACTTGACGCTTGATATTTAATATTTCCACTATCACTCATAACAAATATGAAGTTCTCCAATTCAACTCTTAAATTTTTATCATCGGGTAATTTAATTTCTTTATTATTAAACAACCTAACCATATTTTGTATTATTTCGTGTTTTGACTTTGATGTTGTTGTAAATGGGGTTATAAATTGACCCCAACTTGTTTCAAGTAAATCAGACACAATAGGAATCCCCAATCCATTATTTTCAATCACTATATTTTTTGGTTTATGAATACCAAAAAATACTTGAAGTTTATTTTTAAGTTCGTTTGAAGTCACATTTGTAAATCTCAAAATATCAACAACTTGATAATTGTAATTAATTACAGTTGCTACTGTGTAATCATTATTCATACCCAAATCCACACCTATAAAAACATCACCTTTATTATTAGGTAGTTCATTAAATGTCATTATTTCATCTAAATTTTTGAATATTGACGCTTTATCAACAAACTCTGCCATATATTCTTGTTCAAAAATTTCTTGGGGTAGTGAATTTTTTTGTTCATCCAAAAACTTTTTATTAACATATGGACTATCATAACTTGTAAATTTGAATGAAGCCCAACCTTTATCTATATTTTGTTTGGTAAAATATTTGAATAACCAATTTTTACCTTTTGGTGTTGAAGTTATTAATATTTTTTTACCTTTTACTGTTAATGTGGGTATTAATATTGAATGTATGGTATTTTCATTTATAAAGGCTGCCTCATCTATAATCAGATAATCATTTGAATAACCCCTCAAACTATCTTCTTGTAAAGCAGACCTAAATAATATCTTTGAATTATTTTCAAATAGTATTTCTGCTGAGCCAGATTGACCTTTATGTGATTTGACAACATCTGCCGATATTATACCTTCAATAGTTTGTTTATAGACCTTATTTGCTTGACTGTCGGTTGGTAGAACCATCATTATCTGAACATTCTTTTTTGATAATGCCCACATTAAAGATTGGTTAATATCTAATAAAGTTTTTCCAACTTGACGACCACAAACAACTACAACACCAAAAATATTTTTATCATTAATCTTTTGGTGTATTTCCCTTTGTTTTTTATATGGGGTATAAAGTTCTATATTTACCTTTTTATCCATTTAATAAATTCAAGGTATCTTCATCATTAAGTTCCCCAAAACTAACTTTGACATTTTTTGTCATATTGTTAATATCAAATTCTTGTTTTTCAACATAACCCCTCTTTTTACCTTTACATTTTAGATAAAATATAATCGCTGTATCAGACCCATCTTCAATTTTTTCAATCAATTTATTTTCAACAAAGTCAATTTGGTCTTCCAATACATTATCATATAATATTTTGAAGTCTGGGTCTGATTGAGTCCAATTCCACACTTGTTGTCTTGATATACCGACATTATTTGAAGCAACGGAAATAATACCCCTTGCTCTGGCAAATTCTTCTAAAAATCTTTTCTTTTTGTCCGTAGTTGTTTTATTCTCCTTTTTCATTTTTAATAATATCATTAATTGTTAATTGATTAATATATAAATCATAAAATTTTTTTATATTAGAACATATTTCAAATTTTTCTAATTGAATTGCTCTGATTAAAATATATCCAAGTATTGTTATATAGTGAGCGGGTATTTCATCATATAAATTATCCCAATCATCTTTTATTACAACTCTTAAAAAGATAATATCATTCATTAATTTATAGGCTAAATCTTCTAATATCTCATCACTAACGAATTTATTTTTCAAAATGGGGTAGATATGAGCATAAGTTTTTTCAAGTTCTTTATTGACCCATAATTTGGTTTTATAATCCATATCCTCCCGATGTAAAATAAATTCATCTTCAAAGGCTTCTTTCATATAATTAAATAATCGTTCAGACCATTTGTCAATATCATTAAGTTTTTGCTCATTCTTCTTTAATTTGGTCATCATAATATTGTTTCATTTTTTTGTAAACCCTACCTCGGCAACCTGCGCAATGAACACCCCATTCTTGTTGGTTTGGGAAAAAAAAATTATGTAAATTGAATAATAACTTAGTTTGTGTGTCCATTATTTTTTCTTTACCTTCAAGTTCGGATAATAATTTTCCTAATTCTTCTAATTTTTCCATATTAATATAAATATTATAATTTATTGTCTATTATACCAGCAATAAATGATGATATTACTGATATTATAAATACCCCTTCAAAACAACAACCAGATAATAAAGTATATATAATTCCAATCCAAAAGGTTGAACACATCCAACAATGTATTAATCTATGGATAAATTTTTTATTTTTTGAATATTCATCGTATTTTTCTTCTTTGAACCCTAAAAATCGTTTTAATAATATACTTGGTTCGGCGTGAATAAATAAATAAGATATGGCTATGATTGTTAGAATTTGTAGAAACATATTACATTTTTCGTTTTATTTTATCTTTTAGGTTTTTTACCAAATTATGAACTGAACCCTTTGAAATCCCCACTTTAATTGATATTTGTTCCATAGTCATTTTTTGAGTTACCAACATATCATATAAGTTTTTTTCATATAGTTCAAGTGTTTCATAAATCGCTTTTGTTTTTTTGATTTTGTCTATTTGTTCGGGGGTATGGATATTTTCCAAATCCTTATAATATCCTTCAACTTCTTCACTAATAACATCTATGCGGTTGTCTTTTTCGGGGTTATATTCTATCTGACGGTCAATATGTAAATTATTCAATTTTTTGAAATCTGACCACCAGTAAGATTGATTTTTTATCCATCTAATACAATAACCTTTAATGCCATTTTCCCCTTTATCATTATAGGCTTTTTCAAGAACATCAATTTTTTTTATACAGTGTAAATATAATTCAACGACTAAATCCCTATATAGTTCATAGGGTATTACTCCGTTGTTATTGATGTTGCCCACAACCTCCAATAAAAATTTATAATTATTTTTGAAATAATCGTCTAAAATTTCCTTCACTTTATATTTTTTTTTTGTTTATGTAAAAAAAACGAATATGTAAATATTTATTGATAACAAAAAAACATAAGATGAAAAATATTAACGAAAAATTTGCCAAAAATTTATCAAAATTCAAAAGTATTGAAAAAAAGACAATTACTGAAAAATTATTTAGTGAAGAAGAAATAATCATACCCCATAATAAATTCTCACCATACGATTTAGTTTTTCCGAAGGGTAAAAGCATAATTGAAATTAAAAATAGGCGTTTTAGTTCTGACACCTTTGATAATAAATATAATGGTGAAATGATGATTGAAACTCAAAAAGTTGAAAAACTATTAAACATTACTTCAAGGGGTGGTAAATATGATGGCTATCTTGCGTGTATTTTATTCTATTTTGATGATGATGTGTTCCAATATATAATTCTAAATAGAATTGATTTTAGACAATTAGAACGACAAGAACGAAATACCCCAACTAATAGTTGTGATGTATGGGCAAATAGACAAGATGAGTCAGTTTATATAATACCAAAAGAAATATTAACTAAAAATAATTTTGTGAGACGCAAAGTTATTCTCTAATATATCTTAATAATCTATTTTGACGGTCGTGATAATCAAAACCTAAATATAAGTCCGCCTCATAAGTTGTATTTCCTTTGAAGGGTTTTATATCATCCCCATTATTAGTTTGATATTGTGGGAATAAAGATGAATTATCACATAAATAATTGATTAATCTTTGACTGAACCATTGTGCTCGGTCGTTAGTCAATTTCTGCATATATTTTATCACATCCAAATCAGTCGCATTCCCATTTTCTGATGTTAATTGAAGCACCCCCTTATTGAATAATTGGTAACTCATATATGGAAACGCATAAAATAACATTTGCCACGCTGTGTAGGGTTTTATATAATCTTCAACTAATATAGTTTCATTAGCATTTAATGTTTGAGCACTAAATGTATCCAACAAATAATTGAAAAAATTAGTTCCCAAAAATTCATTTAAGTTAATTTGATGAACTGTTTGAAGATGGGGCACCAAATCTTGGAATTGAACATTTTGTGATATTGGTAAATAGGCTTTAAGCCACGCTTGACTTGTAAAAAATACATTTATCATAATTTCAGTTTATTTATAAATATCAAAAAAAAACATCAAATATAAAAACAAAAAACCCCCTTACTATATTTCGGGGGGTCTCTAACAAAAAAAACATCTGATGTTTAATATTAATTATAAATTTATGTTTTGTAAAATATTTTGATGCCTTTTTTTTGCGGCTTCTGATAATTTTTTTCTCCATTCATCGGAAAAAATCCTACCCTTTAATTTTTCCTTCATTTTTTCAATATGTTCCTTAGTATGTTTTTTTCCTTTATTCCAACTAATTTTTCCACTTGTTCCCTCACCTCCATTAGTCAAATTACAAAGATTTTCTCTACCAAACATAGATATATATAATTTTTCCCAATCTAACGCTCTTTTTTCAGATAAATTTTCGTGGATAATATATATTTCATATTCATATTTATTCACAATATTGTTCCAATAATAACTTCTACCCTCTTTTCTCCACGCTCGTCTATCTTTACCCTTCCCAACATAAAAAACCTTACCAGTGGTCTTATTTATATGAAAATAGATATAATATTCGTTCATTAAGCCTCCAAAATATTTAGGGGTGTTAATTTGAAATTAACTGATAATCCATTTAAGAAAAATAAATCATTCATTAAAGTTTCAATAACCCTACGCTCGGGTGCTATAACAGTTGATTCAAATATATTATAAGCGGTTGATATATCAGCAGAACCTAATTTACCGGGAATTGCGATAGCCATTAATTCTGTTGAAACAATACGGTGAGCAGAACATATCTGAACTACTATTTGTTCCCCAATTACTGTAAATTGTTTATCAAGGTCAGATGGTGAAATAGTATCAATAGTAGTTTTATTTTCAACCCCATCACTAAAAAATACTAATGGTTTGCCAGCCGCTCTTGCTCCACTATATTGTCTCTTTAATTCATTAACAATAGTTTCACGCTCTTCAATTGAGTTGGGTTTTTTAGTAAAGTGTATAGCGAGACCGGGGTTAAATCCGTTTGTAATATTCATATTGTGAAATACCGCTATTGCCGCATCTGCTTTAATCCAATTTAAGGCAGATGTATATGTTGGAACACCATAATATTCCGTGTTAGGATTATATTTTTTAATATATAATAATTGAGTATAATTTTCTTTATCATTAATATTAAAAGCCGCAATTCTAACGGGGGGAACACCTCTTATGTTTGACCAATCATTTGAATAATAATATTCTTCAACTTTACCATCCTTCATTTTTCCACTACGAATATAAGAAGGTTTTACTCTTTTGAATTGAACAACCTTACTAAAATCCCTTGACCAAATTATTTCTACACACATAGAACCAAATAGTTCCCAATCTCCACTAACTAAATCCAAAAATGTATCAATTGATTTGTCGTTATCAAAATATTTTAGAAGTTTTTGAAGTTCAACTTTTTCAATATCAGTTAATGTTGTATCATCATATGTATATCCATTTCCCGCAATCATTTTAGATTTTTGAGTTAATATTGATTGATGAATTGAAGATGAATTATATAAGTCAATAAGTGTATCGGGATATAAATTATCATCTCCGAAATTAACCCAATCCTTATTCTTTATTTCCTTGATTTTAGGGAAATCTGAATTTTGTAAATTTACTGACACCACATAAGTTGGTTGTGTTTCTTTTGGTTGCGGTGTTTCAGTTTTTTGTTTTGTGAATAAAAAATCTAATAGTGCCATATTATAAATATACTGATTGAATTGTTTGATTATTTCCACTAATAAATACTTTACCAGTTTCAACAAGGCTAGCCCCACTGAATGTTATATCTGTATTAGTTGAACCACTTATCTGTGCGTAAATTTGATAGTCGTAAAAACCTTGATTTAGGTCAGTATCACCCGAAATATTAATATTGAATTGATTATATCTCCACGAATTTATAACTGGCGTGTAAATGTTTGTCGTTATAAAGTTTGACTCATCATTTGAAAACCACCATAAATATTCTACGGGTGTTGCTGAAAAACTAACTGGTAATTTTTCGGTTAGTGTTAAAGCCACTACATTATTTTCATTTTTATTTAAGACAATCATAAGTTTTTACAATAAATATCAAATACAATTAACAAATATAAAAAAACCCGTCGGGAGCAGTGACGGGTTCTTCAAAAGAAAAATAAATCCAATTTTTATATAAATATTACTTATTCAATCAACTTAAATTTATTTTGTAAATTATATTCGGGTTTTAATAAATTAATATAGAAGTTAAATTTTTCTCTGACTTCTTCAATATCCTTAATAATTTCTAATATTGAAAAATGAAATACTTTATCTCCATATAAATTATAATCCTCTATAAATTCTTTTGAAGGGTGTTGTTGTTTTTTTAATAAAAACAATTGACCGAATTTTGAAACATCTAAATTGAATGTCTCACCAACCCATCTTTTTCCATTTTCTACATTTATTATTTGATAAATTATCACGGGATAATAAAATCCCCCACCTTGATGGTAGGCGTCTAAATAATCGGGTCTTATTTTATGTGTTTCCATTTTGTTTTTTTTGTTTGTTTATATTTAATAAATATATACCTATCTAAAAAAAGTATCAATTACTAAAAAATTATTTTTCAAATTCTTTTTCGGTTAATAATACATCTGTTATAAACACATCAATAAGTTTCGCTAATGATAATCCATTTCTTTTACAATACGATTGTATTTGTTGTTTTTTTTGTGAGTTAATTTTCATTACGAAAATCGCATCTTTATGTTTTACTTTTTTCATTTTAATAATTTTCTATATTGTTCAAAATTATTTATTCTCGCTTCGGCAATTTTAAAGTAATCTTCATCCATCTCCATTCCGATAAAGTTAAAACCCACCGAAACTTAATATATGTCCTCCGGGTTTTAATACCCTATATACTTCCTTCCAAAATTCAACACTAGGAACATCGTAGTCCCACTTTTTATTCATAAATGATAAACCATAAGGGGGGTCAGTAATAATGCTGTCTATTGAGTTATTTTCAAGTGTTTTTAATAAGTCAATATTGTTTCCTTTAAGTAAATTAATTTTTTCCATATATGTTATTTTAATAATAAATATATACTAATTTAATCATTAAACAAAAAAAACCCCCTTTTTTTGAAGGGGGCTTAATCTAATATGAAAAAATTGATTATTGAACAATTGATGGAATAACAGTAGCATCCACTTCGGGTGCTAATGTTGGTTCCTCAGCGGTGAATGTAAGAGTATATCCGTTCAAATCGGTTTTTGCCGTTCCCGACCCACCTTCATTTCCAGTTAATATACAACCCTCAGATTGACCAAAGAACCAATATAAATCATTACTATCTTGAACTATAATGTTTAGTTTCTTTTGTCCTGCCGCAAGTAATAATATTTTATTTCTTTTTGTTTGTTCCCTGCGTGGGATAACCAAAGTAATTGTTTGAGTGTAAAAAGTTGTTCCATTTTCTAAATTTACAGTCGCACTTTCCACATAACTTGAAGTATTCCTATTAAATTCAAAGTTATAGAAGAATGTACTAGTAGCCATTGCGATATTATTAATAACCTCACCACTAGCAACTAATATACCACCCGCATTTTGAGTAATACCCGTTACACTTACAGCGTCAGTAATATATATTTTTTTTACACCACCAGCGTTAGGTTCACATCCAAGTGAAATCCCGCCGTTTAGTAAGTCCGATTGACACGCCATTTTATATTTTTATTAATTAGTTTATTTGTTAAAAAAGGGGGGGTTTGTGACCCCCCATTTTTTTGTGTAAAGGTTATGGTCTAAAATATACAATTTCAGCACCGAAGTAATAATCTACACCGAATTTGAATGAAGCAATCAATCTTACAGTTGGTTGTCCGATAACATCCAACATAGGGATAATTCTAACATCTTCAAAATCAGACTCTAAGTCAGTAAGTAAGAACATATTTGACAATGCCCCCGCAACAATAGTGTTCGCTGGCATTCCCGGTGCTTCAATAATTTCAATACCTAAGAAGTCAAGTGTTTTAGCCCCAACATAGTAAGCCTCAGATGAAGCCGCAGCAATCGCTTGTCTGTAAAGTTTAGCAGCCGCCACACCCATAAAGATTTTAAGGTCTGGTTTTGTAAATACAGCCGTAGGGATTGCGTTATATACTAATGTAGTAGCCGATATAATATTTGTCAAACTCAAAGTAAAACCACTTGGTTTGATAACATTAGTGTCAGCAGAGAATTTGAAAATCAAACCATCACATACATTAATTGGATATGTCGCGCCAGTTGTATTACCTTGCCATACGATTTGTTCCAAGTCAGAAGAAACTTTACGAGCGGTCAAATCTAAAAGATATTGTTCCATAGATATTGGCATTACTTCGGGGTTGTTTGAACCTGCCCTTAGTTGCTCAGATAAATAGTTTGTCTCAAAAGTTCTTTTACAATACTCCAAGTTAATTTTAATCGCACATACCTCAAAAGATTTTTGTGCTAGTGTTCCTTCACCACTTGATGTGAATGTACAGTCAGCGTCTTGAAGGATGTTACCCAAATCAAAAGAAGCCAATTTAATTTTTGACTTTACATTCGGGATTAGTGTCAAAACTGATTTTGACGGTCCGGATAATAGTGCCGCTGAGTAAAACCCTTCTGCGTCTCTGCCGGTAAATACTGTATTATCTACTAGTGCCATTTCTTAATTTTTTTTTTATGTTTATTTATTCTTGAATATTTGTTTTTATTTATTTGTTCAAAAAAATTTATTTTCTTTTGATTGAACGAAATTTATTGATTGTATCTTCAAATGTTTGTTTTTTAATTTTGTTGTATTCATCAATAGTTGTTTTTGATTTTTCACCGGGTTGTTTTGATAATTGTTCAACCTTAGATGTTAATTCATTTACTTTTGACATCATACCCTCATTCATTTTTGCTTCTAACTCATCAATTCTTAACATAAGTTGTGCGTGAATCGCATTCATTTGTTCAAAACGGGGGTCTAAAATCTGCATAATTTCTGTTATAATTGCCGTTTGTTCCTCTGGTGTTACCGCTAATTCAGCCTCATCAACAATTTCTTCTGCTTGTTCTGATGAAATTTCCGCAATTTCAATACAAACCCCACCCTCAGTTTGAATAATAATACCAAGTTCGGGTAGTGTATGTTCTCCATCGGGTGCTGGTGAAGTTGTGCCGTCTTCTGCGACTACAAATACTTCTTTACCAATTTCAAAATCACCCTCAGTTTCAACAACTACACCACTTGAAGTAGTTGTTCTTGCTAACGAATATTGAACTTTACTAAGTTCCAACATTTCTTTGATTTTTTGTAGTGTTGTCATTTCTTTTTTCATTTTGTTGCTTTATTTGTAAATATTTATTAATTAATCAATAGTCAAAAATAATTTATTTATTTGACCACTGACTATAACATACTGCTGTTCTCTGTGTATAATCGGGGAACTCAATTTTCATTTTATTATTTCTCATACACCTTGATATAAATTTATCCTCAGTATCATCTGTTGAAGGGGTGGGTAAAATAAAAAAATACTTTGATAAATTAAGTTCGTCTAATTTATTCTCACACCATCTTAACATAACATCACCACCCCACATATTATATGAAATCACGCCACAAGAATCGGGTTCACCATCCGAATATGTTTTAGCCCTACTTAAAAATGAAAAAGTCCTTTTTATAATATCAATTGATATATTTTCTCTATTTGCTAATTGATTTGCTCTTATTTTTCCAACTCTTGTAGCACATTTATTTCCTAACTCACTATTTTTTTCTAATGCGTTTTTTGCGTTATCCGAAGCACCTTGTGGGTAATCATTATAACTTTCTAACTTAATATTTTTTATAAATTTGAGTTTTTCTATTGGGTTCATAATTAGTCGCAAGGTTTGATTAGATTAATTTTTGGTAAATTAGGATTCCTTGCGTCACTTATAAATGTTTCTTTACGACATCTACACGCATCGTTTCTACTTTTCCAACGACCCTCACCAACATAACTATGCGCTTGTTTGAATCGTGGCATTTCTATTTCTTTACTACCTCCGGGCCAACTGTAAGTGAAAAATGAACCTTGAATTTGGAAACCTAAATTGTGAAGTGTCACACAGATGGGGCAGGTTACACAATCATCCGAAGCAACCCATCGTTCCCACCTAACTTTTCTTAAATTAAGTTTACCCTCTTTTATGTCTTGTTCATATTGATGTTTTAATAATTCAGCCCTTATCATTACTTCTTCAACATAGTCCCAACTACAATCGTTATGGTTATGTTTTACATCACACATACCTTCACATTTATCGTGAATTTTAGATAACATTTGTTCCATTTCGGCTATTAGTTCAACTGAAAAACCTTTTACTTCACCGGTCTTAACTACATCATTCCAAAAATTATCATCTTCAATATAAACTTTACCCATCCAAGTTCCAACTGGTAAATTAAA